TAAAGTTGGAGGGGTAATGGCTACTTACGTATGGAGCGATACTCACTTTGGACATAGTGGTATCCTCCATTACACAACGCGCCCGTACAAATCTGTAGAGGAAATGGACACCACGTTGGTGGGGTTGTGGAACAGCGTCGTCACAAAGGAGTCTGACGATATCTGGCTGCTTGGTGACTTTGCCTTTAGCAAGGCTCGCTACGACATGTTCAAACTCTTCTATTCCCTAAGGGGTAGAAAGCACCTTATCGTTGGGAACCATGACGAGAAGAACCCCACAGTAATGCGACTTCCGTGGGAGACTGTTGACCACCTTCGTACCCTAAAGGTAGATGGTAAACGAGCAGAGCTTTGCCACTACCCTCTAGAAACATGGAAAGCCTCGTGGAGGGGCACGATGATGCTCCACGGACACTGCCATGGGACGTTGAAGCGCAAGCTTCCGAAGCGCTTTGACGTAGGCGTAGACACGCCACTTGGACAGAATGGTCCAATTCCATTCGAGCTTCTTTGGGAGATGGCCCTTACAGAGACCTTTACTCCCGTTGATGGACATGGAGACAAGAATGAACCGCTCACCTGAGTACATTAGACCAGACGGAAAGCAGCGTTGTACGTGTTGTAACTACTGGGTAGATCAGGAGCAGATCGTGTGGGTAGACTCCGTTGGCGAACTTGCCCTTTGTGAGGATTGCGACCACGACAGGGGCTCCTATGTTTGACGTCTACACCTGCCCCCATTGCAAGGCGGATCTATCCTATACCGTAAACGGAGAACGGTACTCTCGCATGATGGGCATTGAAATCCAGGGAGGTTACGATGGCGTCTCCTATTGGTATTGCCCTGTCTGCGAAACTTACTCTGACCGCTTCACTGGTGAGGTTGTTGATTGGCACTCTATTACGGAGACGACGAAGAAGTAATGACACCTCCACCTATACGGGTGGAGGTGGTTCCCGCTAGCCTTTATATACAGGCTGTGGTATCATTAGAGGCTGCGTTAGAAGAGATAAGGAGATTGGATGCGTTACATAAGTCGCTCCAGCCATGAGGCCTTTCGTCACTGTCTTAGGGCTGGATACTATCGTTACCTCGCTGGTCCCTACGGGACCAGCGCTGGTCTGGAGCCAGCCGTCATGGAGAAGCCTCTAGCCCTAGGCATTGCTTGGCACAAGGGTGGAGAGGTGCTTATGCACAAGGGTACGGGTGAAGAAGCTGCCCGTGAAGCGTTGCGCGAAGCGCAACGCTACCCAACCCTAGGAGACGTAGAGAAGAACTGGCTACTAGCAGCCTGTCTAGCGTGGGAGCGTACTCGTGCAGAGGAGTTCCATAGCCAGTACGACGTAATTGCCGTGGAAGAGGAGGTAGAGGTAGCCCTTTCCCCCAATGTCATCCTACAGGCAAGGGCGGATGCTGTTGTACAGGACCGTAACGATGGTACTTATTGGGTGTGGAATTGGAAGACCGCTAGCGACATCAAGGACTGGAATCGCAAGTGGACATTTGACGTCCAAGCATGGACAGAATCACTAGCAATGGAGAGCCACCTGGGACTACCCGTTGCGGGCTGTATTTTTGAGGGGGTGTATAAGGGCCCAATATGGAACGGAATGATGACGTCCCGTCTTGTGTATGGATACAAGAAAGTGGATCCGGTGTTGGGAGGTACGTATTCAACCGAGCGAGCGGCGGGGTACCAGAGGTTTCCAGTATGGGAAGAGTCGTTCCCTTTCGGAGAAGGGATCTCCGCGTGGATAAACTGGCTACCCTACGATTTCGTGCGGGGCCACTTTGCTTTGTCCTCACCACAGATGAGGAACGAGCAGATAGTGAACAATTGGCTACGCCAATTGGTCAGGATGGAGACTGACATTGATCATATCATCTTGACCGGAAGTCGAGATGATATTGAGGACTACTTTGTACAGAACTTTGATGACCATTGCGCAAGGTGCCCCTATCTGGATATTTGTATGCTTCGTGCTACCCCAGAGGCGCTTATCGAAGAGGGCAAACTAATCCCGCGAAGGGATCATCACGCAAAAACTGAGGAGGGCTCCAATGTTTAGGACAGAAGTGTGCGCACAAATGATCAAGATGTTTGAGGGCTTTAGCCCGGGGACATACCTAGACGCAGTGGGTGTGCCTACCATTGGCTACGGCACCACGGATCCAGACATTGCAATCATTGGTGCAAAGATCACGGAAGCAGAGGCAGAGGTGCTTCTTTCGAAGCACCTTGATGAAATTGAGAACTCCCTTCTCGATGGGCGTAAGGCTCCGGCTCGCGTACCTTCTGCTTGGGAGCTTGACGCCCTAATTAGCTTTGCGTACAATCTTGGAATTGGTGCCCTATATAACTCCACGCTTTTGCGTTTGCACAGCAAGGAACCAAGGGAGGCTGCAAAGGAGTTTCGCCGGTGGAAGTACGCTGGTGGTAAGGTACTTCCAGGCCTTGTCAAGCGACGTCGAGCAGAGGCCGTGCGTTACCTTGGAGGAGACTGGGAGCTTGTTTATGACGTATACAAAGGAGGAGTGAGATGAAAACCTATCTAGTAAAGTTCTATGACGAGGGAAGGCCTATGCGTAGCCGAATCGAGGCGGATGGTTACATTGTCGGCTCGGACGGAAGCCTTCATATGATTAAGGAGCAGCACCTTGGACGACCGCCTGTTCCCTTTGTTGCCTTTTCAAACGGAACATGGGAGATGGTTGCGGAAGTACCGGCAGATCTTGTTGAGAAGGGCCTTGACAAGGAGGGTACAATTGATGTAGCTCCAATTGAGGAGAGTAACTGAGGAGGGATCCAATAAATGGCACTAAAGACTCCCACCAACGTAGTAATAGTCTACGCCCAAGGTGGGATGGGAAAGTCGACGCTTGGGGCACAGGCCGCTGCCTATGTTTACAAGCGGTTCGGCAAGCACACCAGAGTCGTAAATGCTGATGGGGGTGGGACAGTCAATGCCCATGCGCCCCTAATCGAGGCTGGCATCGTTTCCATGTGGAACATTGACATGTGGGACGAGAAGTCAACCTTCTACAACATCGAACAGGCTTGTAAGGGCTGGTGGCCAGAGGACGTAAACGAACCCAACTCTCCACTAGTCCCTCCTTACGAGGCGTATAAGGAGTGCCCTTTCTGCAAGGAGAACGTTGGCGCGAAGGGTTTCAACCTTCCCCCCAAGTGTGCGTCTTGCGGCAAGCCTCTTCCCGCTGGAACCTTCTGCAAGGGTAAGACTGTCATCCTTCCCAACTTTGCAGACATAGGTTGCATTATCTTTGAAGGCTTTACATCCTTTGGAGACATCCTCATGCGTCGCCTACAAAAGGCAAATCCTGAGGGCGGGCGTTCCATCGTTGACGAGGGCTTCAAGATTACGGCCCCCGGTCAACAGCATTACGGTGACGCACAATCTCACCTAGCAAAATATATTGCGCACACCAAGAGCATCCCTGTCGAACTTGTTGTATGGACTGCGCTTGAGAACCGTGGAGACGACGAGGGTAAGCCCGTCTATGGACCCAAGGGCCCAGGACAGGCCTTGACAGCAGCATGCATTCCATGGTTTACTGACGTCATTCACCTTGACGGCATTCCTAAGATGGAGAAAGGTACCATCGTTAAGGATGCGAATGGTCTGGAGGTAGTTGATCGTAAGCTGTTCCTAGCGAACCACTACCCCCCAGACAATAAGATGTACCAGTTTCGTGCAAAGACTTCCTCCACACTGGAGGGCAACATGCCAACAGTGATGGATTTCCCACCAAAGGGAAACACCTTTGCGAAGTTCATGGAGGAGCTAGAGGCTGCCAAGGGGCGTGCTAAGGAGGTACTGCTAGGATGAGCGACCAACCAGAGAAAGTTGAAGAGAACAACGTACCAGTATTTGTAGTTGGTGAAGGAGACTGTCATGTTGGCCTTCATCCAGAGGCCCCAGACATGATTCTTCTGGCGTTCGTAAAGCAGGGCCTCTGTCTAGGCTTTCCGATTTCTCTTGCAAAGTCTCTTCATGATGGACTATGCTTGGCCATTGGGATCCTAGAAGGAGAAGAGGAAACAATTGAGGGCGCGGCGAAGAGGCCGCGCATGGATAACTAGAAAGGAAAACGAAAACTATGAGTGAATATGTAACCCCCACCGAGCTACTCGCCAGCGGCGAGGACGTTGAAGAGGTCATTGCCGAGTCGTCTGACTACGTACCCTATGAGCTACTCACGCCTACGTCTCCCGGCGTCAAGTACCTCTCCAAGCAGCGTGAGATCTCCGTGGCCCGCAAGGTTGCGAAGAATGGCCAGAAGTTCCTTAGCATCGAGCTACGCGTAAACGAGCTAGAGAACGCTAACACCGGAGAGAAGATTACTCTCTCACGCCCGATCCGTACCTGGATCAACACCCTTCAGTTCTCGCAGCGCAACCGCCCGGGAACTACGAGTTCCGCGAGTGAGTATCTCCAAGAGGCCGGCTTCGTTCCCAAGGAGCTTTCTGGAGATGGCCTCGTTGAGGCCCTCGGTGAGTCCGCCTCTGTTCCTATGGAGGCCATTGTCGGTTGGACCAACCGAACCAAGAAGATCGCTGATGGAGTCTACACGGAGGAGTTCGCCAAGACCGCTGACTTCAACCGTGGTACCAAAGAAGAGCCAGTTTACGTCCCGTCCTTTGAGAAGGACGGCGAGGTCGTCCAAGCCAAGCACCGCATCGTAGCGTTCCGTCGTCTCTAAACCCTCCTCGGGGTATGGCACCGTCCCTAATATAATGGTGCCCGGCTGGTGAGAGGCCGAAAGGGGGATAGGCAATTGCCGAATCCCCCTCTTTCATCATCTTCATCGCCCTAAGTGGCGGAAGGGCCCAAGCAATTTCGCTTGGGGTATTAGCGGAGGAACCCGGTTATAGGATAAAAACGACTCAATATGCTGTGGTGGCAGGGGTGGGACGTAAGTCCCACCCCTATTGTAATTTGGCCCCGCCTAGGGTATAATTAGGCTTCTGTATAAGGAGGTTCTTAATTGAAGAAAGTTCTTGCTGGACTAGCACTTAGCCTCACCCTTTGGGGGTGCCCATCCCCAACCCCGCCCAACCCCACGCCTCCACCCACTCCTACCCCAACGCCCCCCGTTGCAAAATTTGAGAATCTCCTTCTTCGGCAAGACGGTGGTCGGCTGACCCGTGGGGGTCAGCCCCACGACGTTTTCGGCTTCATCCCCTGCTGGGACGGGGAAGAGGTAGACCATATGGGCTGGCCTGGAATTAGCGACGAGGGCATGGATTATGCGTTGGCCTACGGTGCCAACGCATTTCACATTCGCCTCGGTCCCACCCTTCCAGACAACACTTGGCCGAATGGTCTTAACTATCAAATTGGCCCCTACAATACGGATGGTACCTTTAACGAGGATTGGTGGGATCGCGTAATCCACATCGTCCAGCGTGCCGGTGAAAGAGGTGCCAACGTCGAGGTAGATCTCATCGACGGGTGGGTGTGCAAGCACTCACAGTGGGGCGAGTTCGGAATGCCTTGGCCGCAGAGCGACATCGAAGCTTGCACGAACACCTTCACCGAGACCCACAGGAAGTTCGTGCGGAAGGCGGTTGAAGAGGTAGGCTGCTTCGGTAATGTCATCTGGCAGGATGGTAATGAGGTTGGCGTATCGGGGAGGTATCGCCCCGATTGGACGTTCTCCATCCGTGATACTGTGCGCCTCGCCGAGCGCGAGCTAGGCTGTGGCGTTGTTCACATGTTTGGCACGAACAGTGGCGTAGAAGTTGTAGAAGCCGATCCTGGTATTGACTATACAGCCACCCACTCTCGTGTAGGAGTTGGTGGTCCCCATCTTGGGAAGTGGCGCGTCAACAACGAGCGGAACCCCTTCTTCTCTCCCGAACAGGAGCATGCCCTCTACTGCGCTGCGAAGGGTGCCGGACAGGCGTGGTGGTTCTGGCGTGGTGGCATGTCCAAGGTAGCTATGGATCAGACCATGGCCCTATGGAAGAGCGGATGCGAAGGCATGGGAAGCGGTGAATGCCCCTTCGACGTCCCGGCCGTAACGTGGATCAAGGTCAAACCCCATGGTACTGACTATTATGATGCCACCCCCCTTATCACGAATGGTCCCTACTGTAGGTCGCTAGGCTTCCCTGCGGGGCAGCTTAGCTGCCCAGTGCGTCCCGAGGGCGACCCTTTCCGCTTCGAGTGCGAGCTTAAGAGCATGGGTGGGAAGATTGAATGGTCACTAACGGAGGTCTCCGGTACCATCGATATCAAGCCTCGGAACAATGGCTTTGGCTTCTCCGTTACTGGCAATGGTACGGCCCGCGTAGTGGGCACCGTCCCTGCAAAGGGAAATGAAAACATCGCCAGGAATGGTACTGGCGGAGAACTGTGGGTGACACGATAATGGGACTCTTTGATCCAGTCGCAGTAAACAGACAGATTGACCAGATCGCCGCAACCAT